TCGGTTGGCTCATCTTCATCTTCTTCTATTACTGGGCCGTCTTCATCTGGGAATGGGCGCCAACCGCCTAGGTTTCTGATTAATGAATTGACTGCACGCTGGACTTTCATCCGTGCACCATCTGGTAATTTATTCATATTATTTAGTTTAAGTTGTTGCTCTTTTAATTTCATACCTAAGTATCCCTCTATTGAGAAGCCTACCTGATCATTATCTACCAAATGGTTGTAGTACTCTGCATCAGTTACCTGAGCTGTTACCATTAGTGTACCTGTAGGTACTTCTATACCAAATGAAGAGTAAGCCTTATCTTTAGTAGGGTTATCTACTATCCAAGCTTCTAATACATAAGCAGGTACAGTCTCAGTAGTATCATGCTCTAAATTGAACAAGTCTTTATTAGACATGTCCTTCATAAACTTTGCATGAATTTTCTCTATCTCTTCTATGGTAAATTTAACATAGTACTCTTTGCCATCCTCATCATCTTTTCTATAGATCTCCATAGGGATAAGAGCAGGTGCCACTATACGATACTTAACATCATCTGTAAATATCATAGGCTTAACCTGACTATTGAAAGCCATACCCATTACTTTGATAGCAGGAGTGGATGTAAAAGCTATTTGTTCTATACCAAGGTCCTCCCCATTTTCAGAGTATTCAGGATCTATAGTAATTTTGTAAACAGGTAGATTATCTTTTGCCATACCTATATTATAATAATTCTTATATTTGTAAAAAAATTAACTATGGTAACTATTTTAGGAAGGGAGATCCCCAACAGAATTGAAGAGCTAACTATTGAGCAGTTCGAAGCAATTACAGATATTAACAATAATAAAGAGCTGGACCCTGTGGATAGGCATCTGCAAATCTTTGAATTTTTAGGCATCCCTGAAAGTGAGTTCTTTGATTTTGATATAGCAGATTTTATTGATATTGTTAAAGAGTTTAATTCTGCTCAGGAACCAATGGCAAATAGTGAGCCTGTAGGTACACTAGAGCTAGATGGCTACACCTATACTGCAGAGTTAAAGCTAACAGTAAGAGAAACAAAGCTAATAGAAAAGATAGCCATCCACAAACAGAAGGGATACATATCAGATATGATGGCTGTAATGTTTAAAGCAGATCACCTTACCAAAGCAGAGCACTATACAGAAGCTCACCTTAAGTTAAAGTCTAAGCACATAAGAAAGTTGAAAGCAGAGTTATGCATCCCTTACATTATGTTTGTTGCTAACAAAATAAAAAAACAAGTAGAGGATGTGCCTACCGAAACAGTAGAATATGTACCTACCGAAACAGTGGAGTGAGATAACTCTTGAGCAGTTCATTGAGATATCTGAGATAGATAAAGAGCAGGGTGCTTACTACTATAATAGTGAGATACTTTCTATCATAACAAATGAGCCTACTGAGGATATTGAGGATATTGATATAGATGAGCTTAATGCTTTGGTGGACCAGTGCAAATGGGCACTCTCACAGCCATCCAATAAATTCAAGTCAGAGCTTCTAGGTATGAAGCTTAAGCCCTTCAATAAACTGTGCCTATATGAGTACATAGACCTTGACTATTATTTTACCCATAACTACATAACTAACCTAGCTAATATCTGTGGAGTACTGTACAGGCAAAGCAAAGTTAATGAGTGGGGTGAGGAGATAATAGAGCCGTATGAATATGACTGTACTATCAGAGCTGATAAGTTCTTAGACCTTCCTATTACAGATGTGTATGGTATTATTAATGAGTTCCTAAAGTTCAGGGATAATTTTCTAAAGACTTACCAAAACTTATTCCAAGGTGAGGAGTTACCTGAGCTAACAACAGAAGAGAAAGCAGAGCTCACACCTGAGGAGTTGAAAGAGGAGGAGGATGCTAAGAAAGATAGTAAGTGGAGTTGGGAGCGTATGATATACGGCCTGTGCAATAATGATCTAACTAAGTCTGATAAGATAGGAGCTCTACCCCTTACCTATGTATTCAATATGATGGGTATGAAAAAAGAATTAGACATCTAGAGGGAAGCCAGGTGTAAATCCTGCAGGAGGATCTAGTGCTTCAAATGTATAAACTATCCTTTGGTTTTTTTCTAATACTTCTATAGCTTCTACAAGTGGATATTTTTTAGTAAGCCACTCAGTATATTGGGAGTATATCTCAGCAGTAATACCTGCATCGTTTAGCTCAGATGTAAATTGTGCTACATAATCTCTAGGAGTAATTACACCACCATTCCATAAGAAAGCACCGTTATTTAAAAAGATAAAGTAATACATGGCTACTATCTGTATCTCTAATTTTTCAAAGCCTGTAATCTTAGCATTGATCCTGATACTTTCTACTAGGGTACCTTCACCATCTACTATATCATTCTTAAGTATGCGTTTCAATATAGTTGCCATCCTTCTCCTAGTAGGATAAAGCACATTAAACTCACCTGTATTAGCGTTTCTTCCCATTATTATAGATTTTCTACTAGCACCCCATAACTTTGAGTGTTTGCTGTTAGTGTATTATTCTGTATTGTGAAGTGTAAGTACTGCTGAGTAGTAAAGTCTTTAGAAACTAAATCAAAGGCTGATATCTGCCCGTAATCTGCATTAGCATTTGAGCCTGTAGCAAAGGCTTTTATAGTTCCTGATACACCTCCTATTACAGGCATAGTTCTATAGATGGATACCATCCCTGTAGAACCTATTGCATTAGTAGCTAAAATAGTAGCAGCTGTTAGTTGTGTATTGGTAGGGTTAGCGAAAGTACTCATCCTTATTCTAGTCCTAGGAGAAGCTGCACCCAATGTAACTACCCTTACAATAAACGAACAGCGTAACATAGAATAGGTGATATTGGTAGGTATGGCTACAGATATTATATTTACCTCATTAGTATTATTAGTAACTATAGTTGTACTTGCTATTGACTGTAGTACAGTCTTATTCTGTTTAGCATTCAATGCCGTTTGTAAATCAGTCTGAGCTGATAACGTTCCTGTGATAGCTCCCCATGTAGCACTACCACCACTGGCCCCTGCTATAATTTGTGCACCTGTAATAGTATTATTGACTTCTACTCCCCCAATGATAGAGGTGCAGTCTAGCAGATCTGTTGCCTGTAAGTTTCCAATATGTGCTGGAGCTGTTTGCCTCCAATTACCCCACCATCCCATAACTATATTATATTATTAAATTGATTTGTTTATATTGGCACTGCACAATCAGTCCAATCATTAACTGTTAGTGTGATACTCATCTGATACCCTGCAGCGTAATCTAGTAGATCATTATTGAGGGGTGTAAAGGTAGGCACTCCTACCACATCAAAGCTAAAGTCATTACTATCATTAAAGTATACATTAAGATCACTAAGGATCTGTTGCGTATCACTTAGAATAGTGATGATATTAGCTCTATCTTTTTGTATGATATCATAGCAGTAAATATCAAAGTTAAACTCTGTAGTATTTTCTGTAGGCACCACTCCACTAGGCACTATATATACCAGGGGGTACTTCTCATCTTGAGTAGCAAAGTTGTAAAGCTGGTCTTTGAAATCACTACCCACTTTAAAAACTTGTTTGTGAGATGTGTAAAAAGCAATGATGTGGTTTGTTATGGCTTGTAAGGAATTCATAGTTCTGATGATTTATTTATACGGTTTATTTTCTGTTGTGTGGATGTTACTTGTGTTTCACTTACTACAGCTGTTACAGTCATATTACCTGACTCATTAGAGTTCCCTCCTGCACTCATGGTACCACCTGTGTTAGCACCTCCAAATAGTTGTGCTGCTTGAGGCAAAGCTGTAGCTGTAGAAGTGGACTCACCACCTCCACCACCTCCACCACCACCACCTGCAGCAGGTGTAGAACCTGGGGAGGATAGTATCTGTTTAGCCTTAACTACATTGGTAACAATCTGAATAATACCACTAGCAAATTGTGCAATACCTGCAGCACCAAATGTTACACCATTCAATGGGTTACTTTGTGCAGCTGCCACTAAAGATGAGATAGCTCTAGCAGTATCAATACCTATTTGAATAAGGGCACTAGCCTTGTTAAATTTCTCTAGTTTCTTTTGGTCTTTAATAAGCATACCACCTAAGTTAGATAGGCCATCTAGTGTATCTTTTGCTAGTGATAGCTTTGCATCCCTTTCTTTTTGTGCTGACTCCACCTTAGCATTATTAGCCTCAGCTTCTATATTCACTAGATTATCCTCATGTGCTTTCTTAAGTAGCTGAATTGTCTCATAGTTACCATTAGCAGCTTCCATATCTAATGCAAATTGTAAGTTCTCTGCTTCCCTCTTTTGAGTTGCCTCATCCTGCATAGATAGTAATAGATCCTCCTGAGTTTTTTTCTTTTCAGCTAACTGAGTAGCTATCTGTGCTTTCTCCTGCTCATCATATACAGCTATCAGTGCTTTCTTTTGCTCTTCTGTTAGAGTAACATTAGCCAGTGCATCTGCTCTTAGTTTCTCATATCCTGCAGCCTGTGCTAGTAATTCCTTTTCAGTACCTTCAGCCATGGCAGCAAACTTAGCATCTGCTATCATCTGCTCTCCTGCTAGTCTATTATTTTCAGCATTGAGTTCAATTTGTTGCATATCCTTCTGCTTAAGCTCAGCTGCCTGAGTAAGGACTAGTAACTCATCTGCACTTAATTTCTTAACAGCATTTAATTTTAGTTCAGCTAATTGTGCATTGTATTGCTCCTCTGTAATTTTCTTAGCTAAAAATTGCTTATCTAAAGCTCCTATCTCTTCCTTCATTCTTTCATTTAGGTAGCCATCCTTAAAGTCCATAAAGGCCTGCTGTCTAATAGCCTTCTCTTTCTCTACACCATCACTCATAAGAGTAAGGTTGTTTTGAATAGTCATAGCTTCTAGCTTCTCTTTATCTGCATTAAATTCTTTGATATCATCTAACTGCTCTTTAAGATTATTCTTATTATCCTTATTACCTTTCTTACCTGCAGCTACTTTCTCTTTTTGTGTTTTAATCTCATTAAGATCTAGGATCTTTAATTCATTAAAGCTGTTCTTTCTAGCCTCACCCATTGAGGTGATAAGAGCTCTAGCTTCTGCCATTGCTTTGTTACCTGCTTCTTGTCTCTTCTTTTTTTCAGCATCCTCTATGTTTAAAGTCTGTAGCTCCTGAAGGTTAAGGTATATCTGTTTAAGTTTTAATTGGGACTCTGCTATTACTTGTGTTTGGTAAGCAATAGATCCTTTAATCTTAGCACGCTGTAATTCTATAGTACTTTTACCCTCAGCTTTAGCCAGTGCTATCTTTCTATCATAGTCACCCATCTCACCTTTGTTAGCCTCATCTAACCTCTTCATTCTAGCCTCACCTGCAACTGCCTCAGCATCCATTCTAGCCATCTCATTCTTACCTCTCTCTTCTCCTGCATGATCAGTAAGCCCCATCCAATCTGTAAGCATTTTAAAGCCAGCTATCAAAGCATTAACAGGCATCATCAAAGCATCTATGACACCTTGTAATAAGCCAAATTTATTAAGTACTAAAGCTATTGCAGCTATGATAGCAATAATTATGATAGGTATTAAAAAGAAGGGGTTTACTAATATCTGAGCTCCTAATTTTAAGAACGCTTTACCTAATGTACCTGCAGTCTCAGTCATACCTTTTAAAGACTTAGTAATATCAGTCTTATTAATACTTCCCAAAGTGGTAGCAAAAGTCTTAGACTTAGCAGCTGCCTCTTCAAAGTCTAAACTCATTAAGCTATTCTTAATACCACCCAATCCATTACTAACCTGCTCAAATTTAGAGCCTGATGCAAAGACAGCCACTGACTCATTAGCATCCTTTATCTTATCAGATAGCTCACCTGCTGCCTGTGATAACCTAGCAATATCTGCAGGATCTGTAGCATTAGCTATCTCACCTTTGAGTGCTCTTAGTTCTGCTTTAATAGCTCCGAGGCCAGAGACTTTTATAGGTATTTCTACTTCGTTCATTTTATATGTAGTATTTAATTTCTATTGTGGTTCCATCTAAGTATCCATCTACAAAGCCTATCCCTATTTGAGTGGTAGTAACTGATACAGTATTTGAGCTTGTGGAGTATTGTGCTGAGATCACCCCATCATAGTTAACATTGCTAATCATGATAGTAGGCACATTAGTGCTAGAGATGTATGAAGGCTCAAAGCCATCTAAGTATCCCTCATAAGTACCTACCCCTGTTCTAGTCCAGGTAACACCACCTAAGCTATCATTTTTAATCTGCACTATAGGATCAGTTAATCCTGCCTGAGTTAAGTTAGCTATATATATTAATGGCACTACACCTGTAGCCACTCCATTTAAACTCCTAACCATTAAGCTATCTGCTGCTAAAGTATTCTCACTGATAATACGATCATCTCCTACTATCACTGATCTAGTGCCACCCACTATAACATTACCCCTACCCTCTACAGTTGCTGTTGCCTGATTAGAAAATACATTAGATGTAACCATCCTAGTAGTATTAACACTACTCATGGCTAACATTTGTATAGGGCCTATCCCTGCAGGAGGAGTAGGTATCACTGGACCACTAGGTCCCATGAACGGTGTAAAGTTAATCTCAGTATCTATACTGATCAGCTCTACCTTAGTAAGATTATTAGCGTTGGCATCATAATCAATTATCTTATTGATATTCCACCATGAGTTATCTATCCTAATCTTATCATTTAATTTCATAGCCTGGATATCAGGCTCCTTAAGATTAAACATAGCAGTGAGCATCTTACCGTTGTTTATCTGCCCCATGGTCCTCCTCCAGTATCTATTGTATAGATTATTTTCTGTAAGGTTTAAAGGTTGGTAATAGTAAAAATCACAGATAGCGAAATTGATATCAAAGGTAGGAGTGAGTGGATCATCAAAGTGGCCCACTAAAGGATAGCTTGTAAGGTTAATTTGTCCTACAGATAAATAGTCATAGATGTAAAACTGCCCACAGGTAGCTAGTGGCTGTCCTGCTGTAGTCTTATCGTATAAGATACGTATATTAGTCTCAGGAGCTGAGCCTGCTATCATGGGTACATAAGCACCAAAGACAGTTTTAATAACAGGTGTAGGTGAAAATAATACAGCCTTAGTAGTTACCTCCTTTACATATTCATTATCAAAGATAACCTCAGCTTGTCCATATATATTGCTAGTAGCATTGGTATAAGTGGTGTTAGGGTTATCCTTATCTGCAGCGTATGTTAATATCATTTTCTTTGAGGTGAGCTCAGGGAGAAAAGATAAGTTTTGCTCCTGGTCTTTAGCCAGCTTACTAGTCCAGTCCACCTCAGTACCACTATCGTAGAAGGCATCCCTATTTTGTATTAGTAGCTTGTTAGGTTGGGTGTTATCTACTTGAGCATAGATATTATACATATTGAATATGCCCTTAATGAAATCACTCTGCTTTATCTTTTTAGGCACGTAATCATTAACCTCTATTGTACCACCTATTGCATAGATTGTGCTGCTAGGTACAATAGTAATTAGTATAGAAGAGATAACAGCCTGTATAACTACTTGCCCTGATGCAGGAGCTACACCTGATGGGGAAGTTTTCCTCCAGTTTCTTACAGATGCAGCGTTACCTATAGTGGCATAATGTTGACTTACATTTAATCCTATAGTAGCAGATGATAAGTTATTAAGTAAATTGTAACTAAGTGGTATTGTAGTCTGTACTGTTTGTGTTAGTAAAGATGTAGTACCATTAGGTATAGTTAAAGGGCACTGTATAGCATTTTGCACACCTAACAAAGTAGCAGTAGGTGATGTGTTAGTATATAAGTTACTAAAGATAATAGGTTGCGTACCTGCATTTACACCTATAGCAGGTTTATAGAACACATTACCTGGTATACCACTAGCACTACCATACAAAGTACCTCCTGATGTATTCACCAGGTTTAAAGTATACGTCATAGTAACGCTATAATCATAGCTCTGAGCATTAGCCGAACTTATGATAAAAGGTGTAGAGTATACACCTGTGATAGGGTTAAATATATTTTGTATATCATCTAGCTCAGTCCATCCTGTTAAGTTAATCTTAGTGGCAGCAGATTGTGTGGTAGCTACTTGAGCTATGTTAGTAAAGCCTGCCCAGTTATTAGCCCCATTGATAGTAGTGGTTGCTGTCTTTTCAGCCTTAACTAAATAATCTGCATAGTCAAAGTTATCAGTCCCACCATTGTAAGGTATCAATAACTTTTCAAATCTATCATAACTCATAGTAGGCCAGTCATAGGTAAAGCCTGCATCCTGAAAAATTCTATCAAAGTAACTCTTAGCAAAGATGGCAGGCTTAAATTCCTGAGTGTTATATACAGCATCACCTGATCCAGGTAAAAAGTATTTGAAGCCATTAGCTACAGTGTTACTAAACCTAGCCACCACATTGAATGCATCATAGGTGTGGTTAAGGTCTGAGAAGTCTATATCAGTTAATTCCTTGTTAGCTATAGCTGTAAAAAAATCTGCTTTGCTATCTTTGATAAGCACCTCATAGGTTACCTGCTCTTCATAGCCATCTGTGAGCTGACTCTTTACCACCCCTGTTAACTGCATAGAGCACTCCTCCATTATTGGGATGCCATCCTGAATAACTGCACAGGTAGTGAGAGCATTAATGTTAAAGGTGCCCTCCACTATATTCACATCATAGTAGTGGTTAAGCAGGTTGTTATTATTCTTGCTACCAGTGAGTGTAATGGTCTTAGAGAAGTTACCTTGTCTCTTACTAATATCCCTGATATCTCCTACCTGAAAATTCAAAGGGAAGGCAGTACCCTCTTTAACATCTAGGAAGCCTGTACTTAGTTGTATCTTAACCATTTACGATATTGTTATTAGCTAGCTTTATAGTTACGTTCTGCTTAATTAAATTCTTATTCCTTTGGTTATAGATCTGAAAGTCTGAGGTCACTATATTACAGCTGATGTACTCAGTGCTTTCAGGTACATCACAGTCATTAGCATAAGAGCTCTGCTTTACATAGGTGAAAGGTGAGCTAATCAGCTCAGTAAAATAGTTAGCCATATCCATAGTCATGAAGTTAGTAGCTAAGTCTATTGTGGTCTCAGTGCTTATGTAAGTGTTAGTCATACCTCTATCAGTGAGATCATAGTCCCATTGATTTACACCATTGATATATCCTGCCACATCTCTATTAAACTGCTCTCGTGTTACGTTACCTTTCTCATAGCTATTAAGGCTAAAGGCAAAGCTACCCCATGAGCCTAATCTATCTAAGAATAAGATGCTGTACTCAGTGGTACGGATCCTCCTATCTATATTAATTCTGTACGTTGCTGAGCTTACTACCCCATTACGTTCATAGTGGAAGTCATAGTACTCAGTGGTAGGCTCTATTAAGTTACCTGATCCTGATACCAAAGTAAGCACCCCGAAATTGTTAGGCCCTACTGATACACCACTCACATGATCTGCAGCTGTTACGTTCTTTTCAAATACGTTACCACCATCATTACTAAACACCATTGTATCTGGAGGGGTAGGTGATCCATTAGCTATGCAGTTCACCCACATATCCTGTGATAGGGTAGCGTACATATTCTTGTTACCTGATGGGTAGCTAGTCAGGAACTTATCAAAGACTCCATTTAGCATATAGTCCTGGTAGTTATAGCTAGGCCATTCACTCCATTTGATAGCACCATTGAATACGTACTTGTTTAGCTGTTGAGCTAGATTACGGTTGACTGTCTTTCTCCCATCTGCATAGGTGATGGCACCATCTATATTGATATTGGTTACTAAAGAGAATAAGCTGTTAACCACGATATAAGCAGCATTAGCTACTAGCACTGTGAACAGTCCCTCTAAGTTCGGGTTGGCCACTCCTAGATCGGCTTGTGTGATGTTAATCTGATCACCTACCACAAATGTATTAGCTACGTTTATTCTTACTCTTCCTGCATAAGGAGATGTTACCCATTGAGTAAGTGCTGCAGTATATAGAGTGGTAGTCAAGTACTCCTCCCCTATCCTTACATCATATTTGTAGTGGGATCCTGTAGCGTTATATACTGAGGTGTTTGTCAGGTTAAGATCATAGCTTACCTTGGCTTGTAACAGCTTAGATAGATCTATCTCCCCAAAGCCAGTGCCATAAGTTGGCAGCACCCTGTACTCTGCTATCTTATTTAGGGTACCACTCTGATAGATATCATATATAAACTTGAAGCCCTGCAGGTTAACATTAGATGAGCTGTAGATATACTTAACAGGGTTATATGCAGGGACTATTATTTGTGGGGTTGCTTGTGCTACTAATGCCATTACTTCTCTTTACCTATATTATCTCCATTACTATTATTGTTTTTAAATCCACTCATGGCTACCAAGTATGCATGATCTAGCATGGCTAGATGTTGCTGCACTCTATCAGGTCTGTTGAATACTATCCTCACCTGCTTACCAGTCTTATGGTGGATGTATGCCTGCACCACTTGTATCTTATGTATCGTATCAGAATGCATAGTAACTATCATCAGTGTAATACTCCTGCCTAATGTGAGTAGTGGCATATCTTATTGCATCCATAGCATCATCAAATAATTTGACAGGCTCATCTGTTATGAAGTCCCCTATCTTTTTCCATTTGTAGTTTTCATATTCACGCCTCAGTGCCTTATCATCCTGGCATATCACCCCGAAGCTCTTAAGGTTATCTATCCCTTTCTTTACCACCTTGTTTGCGTTCTGTACATCATACCCTGCTATGTTCATTTCTTGTATGATTTCTGGACGTGAGTAATCTGCTAGGATGGTGACAGTCTGTTCTATGCCCAGGGTTGCTAACTTCTCTATGAGCATGGTAGTAGTGAGGTAGCTCTCATATATCACAGGCTCTATGTAGATATCATTGTCACAGTAGTATACCCTCATCAAAGCTGTGGGGTGATTGTATCCAAAGTCAAGCCCATATACATACTTAACAAACTTAGCAGGCCTATGAGCTATGAAGGACCAGTTAGAGTAGATGTTACTCTTAGAGATAGCCTTCTCACCTAGAGCATAGATCTGATACAGTGCCTCATCTGTTCTAGCTAGATCCTCTATCTGTGCTTTGATACTATCAGGTAGGAAGGGGTTGTCTTTGTAGGTGCTCTTTATCTTAATGCTCTCTTCTGCAGGTAGCTCATACAGCCATGAAGCACTATCAGATGGGTTATAGTCAAAGATAAGCTTGTCCTCAGTTCTCATGTTAAGCTGAGTGAAGTCATCAAAGTAAAGCTCATTAGCTTCATTGCACCAGGCTATATCCCTCTTCCTACCCCTTATCTTTTGCTCATCATCTACAGAGAAGAACTCCACCATAGATCCATTGGCAAAGGTGTAGATGTGCTCACTCTTATTGTGTGACTCCTGCTTATACAGCCCTATATCCTTAAGTATCTCTATGAAGTCCCTGAGCACTGTAGCTCGTAGGGCAGGGAAGGTCTTGCGTATTACACTCACCACCTTATTATTATTCTGCAGGCAGTAGATAATCATGAGCTGGCAGAGGCTGTAAGTCTTAGAGCTTCTACTACCACCCTCATTAATGATAAACCTCTTATCTCCTAAGATGGCCTCATAGTTCTTTTCAAAGATGGCAGTCGCTTTTATATCCATAGCAAAGCTAGTACCTAGTTAGATACTATATAGTTATTATTATTATTATACTACTTAACTATAGTAACAGTTATAGCAGATATCTTCTCATCACCACTGGTCACATCTGTGTGCTCTTTCAGTGCGTTTATTCTTTGAGTGATGGATGCATTATACTGCCCCACCATTCCACCTTCTATCTGATCCATCCTGATTGCTTCCTCTATGCGTGAGCAGATTGTCGCATACTCAGTATATCTCCCATCAGTATTAGCAAAGTAATCTTGAACACTACACTCTTTATCAGCAGCATAAGTTCTAAACCCTACCTGAGTTAAAGGTCTCTCTAATGGGATAGCTGTAGCCTCACCTGTTTTAGTAGATAAGCTGTAAGAATATCTAGGTGTAGATTTACACCACGTTCTATATCCATCAAATAGCTCCCACATTTTCTCAGGGGTTTCAATATGCTTAGGCCTCATTATCCCTGCTGTTTATATTGTTTAACATAATTTTTAGATGCTTTCAGCTTAGAGCTCTTAGTCTTGGCATGAACACCTGGTCTCTTAACCTTAGGCTTAGATAGTGTCGAAGTAGAGCTAATCTGCTTTTTCATTCTCTACCCCTTTATACTTAACCTTAGGAGTGCTCTCTTCAAACAAGTAACCCAAACCTATTGAGGTATAATACTTATGTTCCTTAGCAGTCTCTTCTGTTACTGTAAAGCTAGTCTCAAAATTTCCGTTGTAGGTAGTAATATACTTACCTAGGTGTTCCGTCTTTGTCTTCATACTGTATTAAAATTAAAAAAGTGTAATATAATGCTATCCAAATTCCTGCTGCCCTACTAGCCCATATATAATCTAGGGTAAACAAAGCAAGTCCACAGCTCAGTGCTGTAAGCAGTGACAAGATACTAATAAACTGACTCGGTTTCATACCTATATTGTAATTTATTTAGGTTTTGTTTCAAATCTTTGATCAGGTAGTAAGCTGAGGTATGAGTAATATCAAAATAAGTAGCCAGTGCTCTACTGGTAGTGTACCCCTTATCAATGAACGCCTCAAATACTATCTTTTGTACCTGGTCTGTAATCTCTGATCTATAAATCTCTATCAATCCCTTGTTAAAAGAGTAAATCTTATCCTCCCTTATCTTATCTGCTAGCTCATCATCCTCTATCCTATCCCCTGAGTTATCAATTATAGCCGTTATCCTGTCATCTTTATGGCTCTTTGATGTACTCCATAGTATCTGATATTTAATAGTGTTTAGAAGGTAGCTTTTGACCTTATCCTCATCTGCTACATAATCATTAATGGTAAGCACATGGATGTATGAGTTGTTAATGACTGTATCAGCGTCTATGTACAGCCCCATCTTAGATAGAAAGTAGGCAGTATATGCCCTTACTTCAGGGTAAGCCCTACTAATGTAGCAGTCTAAGAGTTTTTTCATACCATATCATAAAATCTTTATACCATATCCTCCTCCTAACTGATGCACAGAAGCACTCCCTAGGTTGCACCCCATCGTATTTAGTTCTTATTTGCATCATCTTTACACATGAGTGCTTAGAGTACCTGATATTCTCAGGCAGTAACTCTATATCATCTATTAGTTTAATCTCAGCTTCTGTAAACATTCATCTAGTATAAAGGATAATAGTGCAGCCTGACAAGCCAGGATAAAATCAAAGGTACAAATTAGAGTAAGCCAAAAAGCCACACATTTAATACATCCTAGTGCAGAGTGTATATGTATGGCTATTGGGTACTTTGTGTTATACTTAAATAAGTAGTCTATGGTTGCCTGTAAAGGTTCAAAATTAACAAACCACCACGATAAAGGTATAAGAGCTAGTAATATCATAGCTCAAATATAGTAATTTAATTAGAATGGTAGATCATCATCATCTAGTGTGAATGGTTCTGCAGGTGGTGTTAATACTGCTGGCTTTACATAAGGCTCACTGAATGATGCACTAAAGTATTTCATACCTGCCTTACTTTCTTTTAGCCATAGAGCTATCTCCATGTCAGCACCATTAACATTAACCTTCCCTTTGTAGTCAGGTTGGTTTTCGCTTGTCTTTTTATCATTTTTAAAGATAGCTCCTGTGTTGTTCTTTGTTTCCATTGTTTATATTTGTTTTAAATTGTTAATAACTTGTTTATTTAGTAAAGAAATACATGATAGTACAGTACCACCCCCACACAATGGCAGGGGCTAGCAGTATTGATAGTAGGATAATCATACGATCTTATCACTAGGCCATACAATCTCCTCACCACACACCTCTAGTGTGATAGCTTCAGCATACTCTAGGGCTTTCTTAGCCACATAGTTAGGGCTTATCCCTTGTTGGCTTAACATTAGTGCTTCCATAGCCACTAGTATAGCCTTCTCTTTAAACTCTTCTCTTTGTATCATAATTGTGTTATTAATTGGTTAAAATACTCTCTACATTGTTCTACTCTTATCTTAATCTGTTCTATCACCTCCTCATCTCTAAGGATAGTAAAGGTCTTTACCCTCTTAGCATCAGGGATATGATCGAAGCTGTGCTGTTTCTGCACCTGGTCTCTAAGATCTAAACTTTCCTCCATTAGCCCTAGCTTATAGTGTGCACTCTTTACCTCCTGTTCTACTATGGCATGGGGTGTATTGGTAAGACAGTAGCAGAGTAGTGCTTCCTGCATATCAGTTAGCCACATATACCCCTGCAGCTGGTAGTAGTAATCTTTGTTAGGGCACTCAGTATCAAACCATGGGAAGGTACTACCACTCCATGAGTTCTTAACATCTATTAGCACCTGATCAGTGACTACATCCGGTGTACCTGTTAGCCACTCATTACTAAAGTTCTCCTCGTTCTTAAACAGGAAGCCTTTATCTATTACCTCCATTACAAAGCTGAGGCACATATCCTCGCACTCATTACCCTTATCTGTATACTTAGAAGTAAACTCCTTTCTGATACCATAAACGTGTGCCAGGGCTAAGCCCTGGATATACGTCTTAGTTGTTTGTGATAGTACCTCCCCCTTAGTTTTGGGTGAAGTCATTATCTTACCTATTGAGCTACATCTAATTTTCATATCATAGGTATTAGTAGGAGTGAATTAATCTGAGTATCATTAAGATCAAAGCTATCCTTTAACTTCTCTACAGTATACTTACCATCAGCTATAGCTTTAACAGCCTCAGCAAATCTCTTTGCATCCATCTTAGGCTTAGCAGTTGCTGCTATATGCCCATCATCATCTGTAGCTTGTAAAGTAAGTAAGCTCTGTATAGTGTACCTACGAAAGTAGCTGATCTGTGAGCCCTGCTTCTGTGCATCTAAGCTAAGATCTAAAGTCATACAGCTAGAGATACTAAATCCAGTGTATATGCATACTATCTGAGTGCACACACTACCACCCTCTATAGGCTGTAGTAATAACAGATCATGCTGTAATAAGATAGGCTCTACAGTCTCTAGGATAGAATTGATATCTGCATAGGACTTCTTGAAGTGGGGGTTAGTAGCGTTCTTATGTACTTTACCGATTAGTTGTTTAGCTTGGTGAAGCCTCACATAGAAGGGAGCAGGCTGCTGCTCAACCTCCTTAGGCTTTACAGCCCTTGTAGTTGTTTTTTCCATTGGTTAGTTTATTAATTGTTTACAAATATACTACTTATTAATCTATTTTCACATTATTTTCTAAAATTATTTCTCTTAGCTTCTCCCTCACCTCATACATATCCTCTTTACCATTGTATTTGTACTCACTTCGTAACCACTGATCCATCTCTACAAGTGCCATGTAATAGTTGAAGCCATTGGTAGCATGGTTAAAGTCCTCCTGGTCCTCAGGCAGATTAAATTCTAGGGTTGCTTTCATTTCTATATTTTAAGGATGTACGTCTATTATATTTTAGTGCTATAGTTCGCCAAAGGTGGCTAATTTTGGTAGTTTTGGCTAAATTCATCATACCACTCCACAAAATCATCAAAGGTCTTGCTTATGATATAGATCCCTCCTGCAGCTTCTATCATTGCCTGATATTGCTTCTGCACTACTGACTGCTTATCCTTACCAATCTTAACTTCTATCTTTACAGATCTCCCATAAATAGTAGCAGATATATCAGCTGATCCTGGAGTGCCTGTGCCCTTAGTCCACTGCCCTGCAGTCTTAGTGCCATCTGTTCTATATGACTGCCTGAATACTCCCATTGTATTAATCCTCTCAGCTTGGTGCTTTGAATGGTTAAGGAAGTCAGTAATGCATCTAGTTAATCCATTAGCTGTAGCATCTGAGTACTTAGTGAAGGGGATGATGTGCCCTGGTGCTGATGGGTACCTGTAGCTCATGTACTTCTCTTCGAGCTCATGCAGTCTTTGTTTGTTTTGTTTGTTCATAGTTTATCTTTATGTATACGGTTAAAGTGGCAATGTCTACATACTGAAATCAATTCATACATTAACTCATCACCTATATTCTCATATGTTTTATGATGAACATCTTGAGCTGGTGCATCTAAACAGGCTTGACAAAGATAATCATCTCGTTTTAATACTTTTAACCTAATTGCTTTCCATTTATCAGATTTCATATATTCACTATAAAACTCCTTTCGGTAAGCCTTTTCTACTTGTTTATTTTCTTCTAATTTTTGTGACCTATATGCAAAATACTTTTCATAGGTAGGGCTTTTTTCATTTAATAATTTTGTGTCAAATTTATTTATTTGTTTTAACTGTATTTTTTCTTTAAGATCAGGCACTAAGTTATGTTTTAAGCTGCTACCATTACCATCTCTATGATCACATTGAATACATTGAGAATATAAACTTATTCTACCACTATCACCTATAAAATATCTATACTCCAATTCATGCTCACCTGAGCAATTTAATAAATCTAACTCATTACTCCATTCCTCCCATTTATACATACCTTCTCGGTTATATAAAATCTGCTCATTTTCATTCATTACATAATTTTTCATAGTTATATTTTATTTGCTGTTCTATTTATACCATCCCATATATCCTCTTCCTCTTCTATTTTTTCCTGTAAGCTGTAGGATAGCTTAGTGCTGCCACCATTCCTATTATCATCAGGAGTATACCCTTTATATTCGCACCACTTCCTAAAATTTATAGTTATCTTATTCTGAGTAGTATAGCTCCTCTTCTCAGGGAAGCGATTATTAAAGCTATCAAAGAGCTCCTCTTTAA